TTCTAAGTCTTTTACTAAACTCTCAATTTTATATGCTACTAAACCTGTTGTACTAAATGTTTTTGTTAAAACATTTAAAATACTCATTCTTTCACTTAATTCATGCAATTTACTACTATAAGTCTCTAACTCTTGATTCATTTCAACCAATTGTTTTGATACTAAGTCTACTTTAGTATTATGTGCAGTTATTTCTTTATTATGCTGCTCTGCTTCAACAACTCTGCGTTTAATTGAAACAATTGAATTTTGTAGTTCTGTAAATTGCTGTTGTAGTGTTTGTTTATCTAGTAGTATTTCTGGTAGTTCTGTATCAATCAATGTATGATATTTTTCCCAATCTTCTTGTGCTTTTTGAGCTTCTTGCCAAGCAGTTCTTTGCTGTTTAATTTGAACTATTTTTTGAGTATAACCCATAGTTTCTACAGCAGCTATTTCAGCTTCTTCAGTTTTTTCTTCAATTAATTCAGCTACTTTTTCTTCGTCAATGTCACTTAAACAAGTAGGACAAGTTCCACGCAATGCTTTCATTTTTAAAACAAATGCTTGTGCATCACTTACNGTTTTAGATAATTTTGCTACTTCTGCTTGGTAACCTTCTACACCCTCTTCAGGCTTATCAGGAACTGGAAGTAAAGTAATCTTTGATTGTAACTGCTTATAAGTATTATTTTGACTAATNTTTTTATTAGTAGACTCAATACTGCTTATACTAGTCTCTAAAGCAGCAGTTTCACTTAACAATGCTGTATTTAGTTCAGGAACTTCTATAGTTTCTTTAATAGTTAAATCTGTTTTTTCGTATTTATTTAGCCAGCTTGAAACAGTATTAACTTGAGACTGTACTCCTGCAATATCTTTTGTAAGCTGATTGTTTACTTCTTTAAATATTTCAGCAGCTTTGGTATACTTGCCTAAATTTAAAATTTCAATTAAAAACTTTTTACGTGCAGTATCAGGAGCAGTTAAAAACTCAAGACTTGACGCATTAGATTGATAAACAATTTGAGCAAAACTCTTATGATCGAAACCTAGTATATCTTCAATCATCTTATAAGTTGCTGTAGCAGTGTGTGCACTTATGTCTACAGTATCTTTAAAAAGTTTNACAGTTTGAGCAGTTCCTCGACTAGATTTAATTGTATANTCTGTACCNTCACGATTAAAATCTAATTCAATCATATAAGATTTATCTTTTACATAACGATTAAGAATATCTGCTTTTTTAATACCTTTTGAGTTTTTATTAAACAATACTTCTTCTAGAATAAGCGCAATGGAGCTTTTACCATGTCCGTTACGACCCACTAGTTGTGTAAGTGGAGCAGTAACAAAATCAATTTTATTATCTTTTCCGTAGCTAAAAGCATTAGCCCATCGTAGTTGTTTTATAGTTATCATTTATAGCTAATCTTTTCTTTAGTTCTGGTAAGCCACCAACATATTCTCCNTCAAGAAAAATCTGNGGAACACTACGAGCATTAGGTACTTTTTCAATTAAATCTTTTTTAGTATATGTGCCTACACCAATCATACATTCGACATACTCAATAGCATATGCTGTTAGTAATCGTTTGGCTTCTTGACAAGCAGGACAGTTTTCTTGTGACCAAACTTCAGCTTTATTCTGTTTCAATTTTGTCTGCATGATTTTGAAATTCCTTTAATACATTTTCAATAGTATCTTCTGGCAACTCTAGGATATATGCAAGATACTCTCGGATTTCTTCTGACATAGACATTTCTTTGTCTAAGATCAGTGCTGAATCTGTGTCGCGTTTAATTACTTTACGATCAATTAAATCTGAATCTTCTAGTTCACCAAGTTCTTGCATATCGCCTTCAACTTGATAAATTGTGTGATCGTATTCGGTTGGCGGTTTAGGGTCGTGCACAGCTACAGTCTTGCGAATAAGCTGAGGTAACTGTAATTTACGCCATTCATGTTCTAGTGTTATGGTATCCAGTATAACCACACCAGTAGCCACATTATTACGATGAAAACTAGTAGTGACGGGACTGCCAGGATAGATAATATTTTTTTGACAGTTTTCATAGCTGTGTAAATCGCCTGCTAAAACAACGTCGTAACTGGCAAATAACTCTAAATCCATTTCAGGCTTTACGTGTGGCGGAATCTCTCCGCGTACATGGGTAAAGCAAATATTTCCTCTAATAACAAAAGGATTCTTTTCAAACTCTTTTAGTTTGTTATATGGGATAAAGTCCATATTTTCCACTTTGCAGTAGTCATCAATAATTTCTACTAGTGGATTTAAACGATTGGTAACGTGTTTTAAGTTTGTTAAAAATGTTGTGTCTTTTTTAACTGCTTCGTGATTACCAGCATAAATAATTGTGGGAATTGAACAATGGCTAACCATATCAAAATATGTTTCTAGTTCTTCCATGTTCGGTAGTTTGTCAAAAACATCTCCACCAATTACAAATAATTCACATTCGCTTTGTAGCGCTTTTAGCTGCTGCCAAAGCATATTATATCGATTTTTTGCCCAATCGACAGGCACGTTCTTCTGACCCAGTTTGATGTGTACGTCAGCAGTAAATAATACTTTCATATTGCCTTTGAGACAGAAAAGCCCGCTAAGCGTATAAGTTTAGCGGGCTTTAGTTTTTTAACCTAATTCTTTGACTGCTTCTTGTTCTGAAGATTCTGCTTCACCTTCTTCTAGTTGGTTAGTAGTAATCTTTTCTAACAAGGCTTTTACATCTGCTTCGGTAGGACGAGCAAACTTCTCATCAATATTTTTAGCAGCATCAGCCATAGCACGTTCTTCAGGTGTTAATGGGCGAGCCTTGCAACGCAAAACTTGTAGTGTATATTCAACATTAAAAGGCAGTGGTCCTGTCTTTACACGCTTGAATACAACATCCCAACCTGTATCATAGTCAGTAGGGTCTCCCAAATCTTCAGCCGCTGTAACGATTTGCTCAAATAATTTCTTTTTGAGATTAAGAGCAACAACTTTTTGCGACTTAGGGTCAATACAATTTACAGAATAACTCCAAGAGCATTTTGCTTCTGGGAAGTACTCGGTAACGTGATCTTTTTCAATGTTATCAAACTTCTCCTTTTCACGACTAAACGCCAAACATTCAACTGGAATATCTTTGTTATTAGTGCCTTTCAGCCAATAAATGTATCGTGGAAGAACTCCGCCAATTAAGCGGACCGTATTTTCGCCATCTTTATATTCGTAAGATTCGACTTTGTTTGATTGTGCTTTACCTTTGGTATTTTTAAAGCTAAGTGCCATTTTTATTTTTCCTCGTATTTGAAGTGGATTTTGTTTTCTGTTATTTTTAGTAGCGGATTTGGTTTTATTGCGTCAAGGTCAATATCTGAATAAAATGATAGGTCTAGATATGTATAACCGTAATGTTTATATATTGCGTATGTTCTACGCCCCGCTAATCGGATGTATTGTGCTTTATAGACAATATCTGTGCTGGTATCAGTAAATAGTAGCGCAGGGTTTATTAGAAAACTATTGCCTTTTAAGTTAAAAATCGGTTTGATTTTACTGTATTGGTTTTTAGGAATAGTTTTTCTAATAAAATGCAATCTTAAAGTTTCAACTAATTTTGTTGAATCACATTGTGTTTCGGACTCAAGCAATCCAAGGTTGAAGAAAAGGGTCATATACTGAAACTTAATAACTATTATACCATTTTGGATACCGCTTGACAAGTGAAATTTTATCTACGCTAATACTTTCCAGCCTTTGCGTAGATAAAGCCCAAGCCTATCTGTGTTTTGCTTTTTATCAGCATACCCAGCAAATTGAATGTCTACTATAATCGGGTCTAGTTTGCCATCATGCATTCGCATAATCCTACCAGCAATTTGTTCTAGTAAACTATCGTTTGACATAGGTACTGCTAGAATTACACAACTTAGTATGTTTATTGAAATTCCCTCTGAAAATATTTGCCTGCTTCCAGCAATGCACATTTTTTCTTTGGCAAGNATTTGTTCNTTTGCTNTTTGTCGATCTTCAAANCTGGTACTCCCAGTAACCAACAAACACGTTTCACCAACATACTCTTTTACCTTTTCTAGAAATTCTACTCNGTCTGCAATAACTAATACACTATGCCCCTCGGCAACGTGCATTTTAGCTATATCTGAAATAAATTGTCTGTAATTTTCGCTTTGGGTTAAGTCGGTAATCTTATCAACCCATGTTGCATTAGGTTTAAGTGTAATGCCACTTTTTACCATATGTATGGTAGGCGGTATAGTATTTGAAGCAGGAGGCTTTAGTACCGTAGTGCCAAAATAATCTTTAAATAATATATGTTTGCCGTCTTTGCGTATCATTGTACCCGACAATGCAATACGATAACGAGCATGAAAACTATCTACTGTACCTGCAAATGTAGTTGCTGGGCAGTGATGAGCTTCATCTAGGATAACTGTACCAAACTCTTTTGCTAGTACTTCAGCGTGTTTTACTAAAGTCTGTATATTTGCTACTGTAATGAAATGATCTTCGTAGTCTAGGTCGCCACCGCCAATAAGACCACACTTACATCCAAACAATGTTTCAATCTCTTCAACCCATTGATCTCGCAAAGCTGCTGTGTGGGTAATAACTAATGTTTTCTGCCCAAACTTGCGAGCTAAGTGTAATGCGGTAAAAGTTTTACCCCAGCCTGGTAAGGCATTGATAAAGCAAGTATCGTTGACTTCGTCATAGATTATCTGCTGATCTTCATATAGCTCAAACTTAGGGACAGGAAACGGAGCTTCTACCAATACTCTTTTGTCTATTATTTCATACTCTTGTGGTACTAAGTCTATGCGACCTTGCGGAATAGATAAGATACCTTTTATTAGTGACTTATAATTTTTAATAGTTTCTATACTAGCAAACTTCTTTGACCCAGTGTCTTTATGTATTTTATATGTAAGTGCTTTAATAACCTGTTTAGTATGATCTACTCCTGGGTTATCCATATAAATACGATTTGAGATTACTGCTTTTGGCATTATACTAATCTCCAAGTATCTTTTTGTGGATAATCATAGTATCCGTAGAATAGGTAGCTGTTATCCATATATAATACTCCTGCATACTGTTGATAGCTTTCTGGCTGTTTCATAGTTTTGAATCTGTGTGACACACCTTCAAGCTCTATTACACANCCTATACCATCCGCAGGTAACACTTTAGTTATCTTNTTTGTTGTCAGTTTGGCGCGAGCAGTTTTCTTGTGTTGAAATACTTTTCCGTGGCTATCTATAAACCACGTTGTTGATTTTGCTAATTTAATTATGTCTACTAAAAAGTATACTGCCGAACCTATAGGAAACAATGTTACCTTACTTTGTAAGGCGAGCCTGCGTAAACCTAGTGTGGGTTTGTTAATAGACTTATCATCGACTACTCTATAGTTTGTAGTTTGTTCGGCAGTATCTTTATCACTATATTCTGACTTAAACAGAGTTACTTGGTCAACAGTTTCAGGCTGCTTCTCACCCAGCCTGAACACGGGAAATACGATCTCCTGCAACTTCATAGTAACCCTCCCAGTCACCAAAACTATAGTCATCGCCAATATCTTGGTCAACACCAATAGGTGATCCAGGAATACCACAGCCCCAATCATGTTGAGTGTTGCGTTTTAAAACTTCGCAGTACTGCTCTACGTGTTCTTCCTTAACCAATGCCACGATCGAGTCGTGGACAAGCATAAAGATGTTTGCATCAATG